TTATTAGATTATTAGTCTTAGGCTGCGTAAATATTTTATCTGATAAAGGACTCTCTGCATAATTTTTTACTTCTATACAGTATATGTTCTTAGCGTGGGGAACATATAGGTCCCCTTTTAAATACTCTAAGGCGCCTGAGGCTGGAACTCGCTCAAATTTTAGACCTGTTACGTCTCTAAGCTTATCACGCACTTCATACTCGCCACGAGCACCTTTAGCTCTACTATCAACCACTTAATACTTCCCATAGGCCTACTAAGGCGCTTGTTACAGCAATTGCCGCAAACAATATTACTATTATCCATACTATTTGTAGTAACTTAATAACAGTATCTGGAACATCTCCATTGTAGCTATAATCTATAGCCATCTCGATAAACAAGAGAATTATAAAACATACTAACCATGTTAGTAGTACCATAGGAATCCGTTCATAAGAAAGAAGCCCACTTTAACTAAACAAAACAGTAGTAAACATACAGTTAAATATGCCCAAAATATGCCTACATATCTTCTAGCCCTAGCTACTACGTCTGAGCATTTAGCTCCTAGTGAGTATAAAACTACTACTAAAATACTTATTGTGCTATATAATAATAAACCTATCATTCTAACCTACTTATATTATTCTCTTTGACTACATTAATTACATTTACTAATGGGTGAGTCCACCCATGACTAACTATAAAAGTATTTAAACCTTCTTCTTAGAAGCAAAATCTCTACTAACTTTTCTTTACCGAAATCATCTAAAGTACTAATAACTTCATCTAGAAAGAGAATGTTCAGTCTAGACTTACTAATACTTGACATTAGTTTTACTAATTGCTAATAGAGCAGCGGTTGTTAACTCTAGTCTAACTCTCCAGTAGACAGTGCTTCTAGCTCTATTTCTACGCCAGAATCAGTTATTACTACATTTAGTTTATCTGATACAATAACAAATTCTAGGGTGAATCTTCCATCACTGAATTCAGTTAGATACTTATTAGTAATAAGCTCTAACTCTTTCACAAGATTTTCAATCTTGTATGCTAGCAGTCCATTCGTACTAAATGATTTCTTTAGTAGTTCTAACTTAGAGTTTAGCTCTGTTTCTTTATCTAATGTTTCTTGCGCTTCTGATAGTAAGAGAATAAACTTATCTGATTGCTCTTGTACTATTTGGATTCTTGTGTTTCGTTTTGTACGCTGCTCATTCTCTCTAGCAAGTTCTGATAGCCTACTTCTGGCACTAGATAATCTACTGCGAACTTCAGTAATGCTTCTTTCCAGCTCAGTTCTATCAATAATAGTCGTAGGTAGAGAGCTATCAATATTGCGCCATAGATCTTCCCATTCTTTCTGGCTTTTAATCTTGTGGTCAAAAAGCTTGTTAGCCTCTTGAATAGATTTAATTTCATCTTCATATTCCTTAATACGTACTTCAGCTTCTTTAATTTTTTCTTGTTCAATTTGTATAATACTACTTTTTACATTCTCATCAATAGATTGTGTACAAGTAGGGCAAATATGTCCAAGTTTATTCATCTTAGTTATCATTGCCTGAGATGAAGACAGAGTACCTTTAAAAGTACCAACCGTGGATTGAATTAAATCATAGGATACTTTACTAGTAACTGGTATGCTATTTATCTTATCAATATTTATTGCACTTATGGCAGTTTTATATTGATTATTCGCTTGAATTTTTTTATTTTTCTGAGAAATATTTTCAAGTTCTGCCGTTAGTCGACCTACTTCTTTCTCATCTTCTTCCGTCGTAATTTCTATTTCAACGAGAGGCAGTATGGTAGTATCATCTAATTTGTTACTATCTAACCAATTTTTAATTGTAGATACTTTTGTTTGTGCTTCATTCAGCTTAATAGAGGAAGCTTTAGCAGCTTCTTTGAATATTTCAAATAATCTTACATATTCTTCTAAATGTAACAAATCAATAAGAAATTTCTTTCTAGCAGTATCTGTAGCGGTTAGGAACTGCAAACTAGCATTAGTATTTTGATATATTAATTGGGAAAATGTCTTGAAATCCAAGCCTAATATATCTTCAATAGTTTTATAAGTGTTAGTCGCAGTATGGCTACTAATATCTTCACCATTTTTCTCTAACTTAATTTTTATGGTCGCTTTTCTACTTACTGTGACCTCGTATATATCCTCGTCCTTTTGAAACGATACATAAATTGAGTAGCCACCGTCTAAGTATCTATTAGGGATCGAGGCTTTCTTAATGCCTTTTGAGTTCTTATTATAGAAAGCTTCCTCTAGTATTAGTGGTATTGAGGACTTACCGTGACCATTAACTCCCACTAACTGAGTTAATGTGTTGTCTTCCAGTGATAGTGTATTATCCCCGCCGTAGCTAAAACATCCGGACCACTTAAGGGTCTTTAGTGTGATCATACTTATTACTTTTCTCTCTATTCTTATCTGGAGTTAAATATTGTAAATTTTCTAACACGTGTAGCCCACTTACTAGTCTACCATTAAGCGGTATTATATGGTCAACTTCATAATGGATAGGGCATTTTAAATAGAATGCTGTTATAGCAGATAAATCTACCCACGCTGGAGTTCTTTGTATAAGATCGGATCTATACTTAGCTGATTTAGATCTATTATATAATTTGCCTTCTTTTGTATTTCTATAAACTGAATTATGTACCTTTTGACAGCTTAAACATATGCTCTGAATACCATCTCTTCTAGTCTTATTTTCGCCGAACCTATGTAGTTCTAATATTTCTTGACATGAGGTACATTCCTTAAGAGATAAAACCTGTAATATTTTACTTCTAGTAGATTTTCCTACCACTTGTTCTATCTCTGAGAATTTATATAAGTATTTTAGTACCGTTTTCCCGTTACATTTCAACTCCCTAGATATGCCTTCTATTGTCTTATGCTCAAAACAAAATAACATAAAAGCTCCTCCGGTCCAAGTGTCCTTCCTTAATATTTTCAAGGAAGGACAAGACCATGGATATTCAAGTATTTGTTGTTTTAACGTAATCATTAAATGTGCCTATAATATCAGGTATTTTTTCTTCTGGTATTGTTAAGATGTATAGTAAGTATTCAATAAGCTCATCTTGTAAGGTCATTTCTTTAGTAATTACTAGTGATGCCTCAGAACTTCGCTTTACCAACTTTTTATCTAAGAGTTCTGTATTTTCTACTTTCGCTAGATCCTGCATATCACCCTCTAGCTCGTAGACAGTATGGTGGTACTCAGTTTGTAACATACTAGCAGGGTCTGAAACAGTTTTTCTTATTAATTGTGGCAGTTCAAGCTTATGCCATTTCCATTCCCATGTAGAGTCATCAATAAGTAGACAACCTGTACTCACTTCACTTCTATGAAAAGAAGTTGTCATAGGGCTACCAGGGTACACTATGTTGCCTTGTGAATTACTATGAGAGTGTAGATCACCTGCAAATACAATAGGAAAATCTTGTAATTTTTCTAAATCAATTTCTGGCTTTACATGTGGTGGAATTTCTCCACGTACATGAGTGAATAGAGCTTTAGATTTATTTAAAAGTTCTATATGACCTTTCTTATGAATATCGCAATATGGCAATATAATGAACTTATCTGTTTCATAAGTGTAATCAATAATATCCACTAGGGGATTTATCTTTTTAGTCACTTCTTTTAAATCACTAAAGAAGGTCTTATTTTTCTTAGTGGCTTCGTGATTGCCATCATAAATAAGAGTAGGAATTGTTATTCCTGCGATATAGCTAAAGTAGATATTTAGCTCTTGAATGGTAGGTAGGCGATCGAAAAAATCTCCGCCTATAATGTGCAAATCGCACTGTCTCTCTAATTCAGAAAGAAGTGCGAAGTACATATTATAACGGTTGATAGCCCAATCAACTGGGACGTTTTTCTGTCCCAGCTTTACATGAATATCTGCCGTGAATAAAATCATTAATTGATGTTGAACTCAGCTTCTAGGTCACCATCTGGATCATCATTAGAGTTGCTATCGCCGCCTTTAGCAAAACGGTCAAGCAATGTTTTCTGAGATTCAGGTGTAGGACGTGGCATTACTTCTTCCATTGATTTCAGGTCTTTAATAGCTGCACGTTCTTCAGCACTTAGTGCTCGTGGTTTGCAGCGTAGAACCTGCACTGTGTACTCTACGTTATATGCTAGAGGGCCAGTCTTGGTTCGTTTTACATGAACATCCCAACCAGTTTCAATGTCTGTAGGGTCGCCAAGGTCTTCTGCAGCACTAACGATTTGTTCCCACATTTTTTTCTTAAGATTGATAACTTTTACTTTACCATCTTTAGGGTCAAT